AGCTTCTCAATACCTTCGACCTCATCCAGTATGACCTGAGTTAACCCTTCGGCCTCCTCGACGCAAAGACTGTATATATCTTGCTCTAGCTCGATGTCTTTTTGTCTTCGTTCTATTGGAAACTGTATTATATTTGACATTGTATGTATATTATAACATGCTTTACTACAAAAGTAAAGTGTTTATTTAATTAAATTTTTAACTGTTTGGCCACCAATTTTACAGGATATGATGCCATTGTAATATTCTTCTGTAAGTAGGACTTCACGAGCAAATTGTTCTTTTGCTTCCATATATGCACAGTCCCCTTTGGTTTTACATAAATGAAGAATCTCCCTTATAAAATTATCATGGCCGTATTCTTCTACATCCTTTACCAGATGTTTATTAGAACCCCAATAGTTTCTCCAATCGGATTCTACTTTTAATCTTTTACGTCTTTTTCTTTTCTTCGTTATTGGTAGTGTCTTCTGACTCCAAAAGAATTTCTTTCCAACGTATTTCCTCTCGTCTTTCTTGTTCGTTATCAGGTAAACAAAACCGTATACGACGTCTGGACTGAATTCCTCTGGCGGTTGCCATTCTTTGCCTTGATATACCCATGGGTTATCCATAATCATCATAGTCGTATTCATCTTCTTCATCATCCCAATTATTATTTATATCTTCATAATCATTGATGATTTCAGATGAAATGCCACAATTTGGGCAAAATCTATCTTCTGTATCAAAAGAATCCTCTATTGCTATATAGGTTCTTTTAAAACAATGTTGACAGTCAAACGTAAACCAATGTGTAGGTTGCCCGTAAGGATCAATCACCTATGAAATCTCTTTAAATTCTTGCCACCCGCCAATGTTTTCATCATTGACTACAATTTGTGGAAAGGTTCTTGCTGTAGGGAATTTTTCCATCATTTGCTCTCTGCCAAAATCAACTCCTAATTTATATACCTTATATGATATATCGGATCTTTCTTGTATCATTGCTTGTGCCTTATGAACTGCCATGTCACAAAATGGACATTGGTCTTTACTATATATTTCAATTTTCATCTCATTCTCCTTAATTAGTTGCTAGTGATATGGTTATCATCACTAACGCCATAAATCCTAAACAACTTAATTGAACTATTGTCGCCAGTGCAACAAATCTAAATTGTCTGTTTGCCCACCAATTTAATTCTATCTCTTGCCATTCTTCAAATTCTTTGGGTGTGGCTTCAACAGTTTTATTTAGTTGCAATTCCAATTGCCTTTCGTAACCACTCATTACGTCTGCAGCATCATCTACTGCACTAGGCCTTTTCCATGCATCTGGTGTCATTTTAATGTTTCCTCAATAAATTTACCAATTGTATCTATGTCACGATCACTTAACAAACTTGCTTGTGACCACATAGTAGCACTCATTTTACCTACCTCACCTCTATTCTTATAGGTTGTAAGTCTATCAATTATATATTCACTATCTCTTCCTGCCAAGGCTGGAAACATTCCCATACCTTGCCCCTGTTGGCCATGACATGCAGCACAACCAGCCCATAAGCCTCTGACAGAACTGAATGGATCATCTGCAGCTGCTGCTCTTTTCTTTTCTAGTTGTTCTGCAATTGTGCCTTCTCGTTTAAGATATTCTTGGTAACACTCGCCGGTGCAAGAACTAATACTAGGATATCCTTTATATTCTAGGTTATTATAGGTATATGTAATTAGGCCACCCATGGAAATTAATAGTAATAGTATTGCTCCACCTATATCATTCATAAGCTCAATCCTGCTAATGTTTTATTATCTACATCTTGTTTTACACCACCAATTACATAAGAACTAATTTCGGTTTCTTGTGGTGCAACTTGCACATTATGTCCACTAATCCATTTTTCTGTCCATGGTAATGGATTCATTTGAGTAACTGTGTAGGGACATTGTAAACCAATGGCTCTCATTCTTTTACAGCCTATCCATTCTACATAACTTTCTAGTAGTTTACAATTTAATCCAATCATTGACCCATCCTTAAATAGGTAATTGGCCCATGCCTTTTCTTGTTCTATAACATCCACATACAATTTTACCGATGCATCTTCCATTTCTTTTGCAATTTTGGCAAAGTCTTTATCCTCTTTCTGTAATAATTTTAACATAGTAGTAGTTGACGCAAGGTGGACATTTTCATCCCTACATATAAACTTGATAATTTTTGCATTACCTTCCATTTTCTTTAACTCTGCAAATGCCCAACTACATGCAAATGAAACATAAAATCTTACACCTTCTAATGCATTGGCAGACATCATAGCCATCCATATTGCTCGTTTATGATCCATCTTATTTGTAGGGCCATGATTGGCAGTAATTAAATCATCATAATACCCACTAATAGAATCAGCACAATTACTAATTTCTTTTACATTTAGAATATCATCAAATACTTTACCTGGGTCAGCATAGATATTTCTTATAATATGTGTGTAACTTTTACTATGAATGGTTTCAGAGAACGACCAGGTTTCTATCCAGTTCTCTACTTCTGGTAATGACACAATTGGTAAAAAGGCTAGATTAGGAGCACGTCCTTGAACACTGTCCAGTACAATTTGTCTTTTTAGGTTAGATGTAAAAATATGTTTTTCATGATCTGTAAGAGCATCAAAGTCCTTTTTATCTTTTGAAATATCAACCTCTTCGGGTCTCCAAAAGAATCCAAGTTGCTTATCAGTTATTTTATCCATCTGTGGATATTTCATTTCATCATATCTTTGAATATCTACCGCTTCATCTAAAAACATCATTTTTGCCAAATGCGATTTTTTATTCTTTTTCAAAACTGCCATTTAAATTTCCTTATATTTTGCAACTGTCGCAATCATCCTCATCGAGGGGTTCAAATTCTAGCTCTGGGAGCTCTTCTTTTAATTCTCCAGCACCATCATTAGTATTGAAGTAGTAAAGTTGTTTTAAGCCATACTTATAGGCTGTAATAGTATCCTTTATCATTTCAGACATGGGGATTTTATTATCTTCAAAGTGTTCGGGGTTATAAGACGTGTTGACACTAATACCCTGATCCACATATTTCTGTAATATAGCACAAATTTTTAAATAACCATCGGGAGACTTTTGTTCCCAAAGTAAATCATACTTATTCTTTAAGTGATGATATCCTGGAACAACATTTGCCAGAACACCATCCTTACTCTGTTTATAGGATACCAAGGCTCTAGGCGGCTCGATACCATTTGTACTATTAGAAATCTGTGCGGATGTTTCTGCTGGCATCAATGCCATTAGGGTACTGTTACGAATACCGGTGGCCTTGAGTTGAGTTCTCAGCTCGTCCCACTCCATACGTTCAGTGTGACCTATTAAATTATTTATCGCACTCTTATATGTATCAATTGGGAGAACTCCATGGCCGTATTTTGTCTGATTATTTAAATTTATTTTACCTTTTTCTTCAGCCAAATCTGCAGATGCCTTAATTAAATAATATGACCATGCCTCTGCATATTCATCAACTGTTTCAAATGCTGATTCATCATATTTAAGTCCTCTTTTGGCTAAGAAGTATGCGAGGTTGATGATTCCGATCCCCAAGGGTCGTCTATCCATTGTACCCCGTCTAGCTGCCTGTACTGGATAATCTTGGTAATCGAGTAACTCATCAAGAGCACGGACAGCAAGATTGCAATATTTCTCAAAGTCTTTTGTTTCATTTATTAATCCCCAATTTATTGCTGATAAGGTGCATAAGGATATTTCTCCTTCTTCACCTTGTAGTTCGTCTAGTGGTTGTGTCGGTAAGTCAATTTCACAACATAAATTACTCATACGTATTGGAGCAACTTCTGGTAAGAATGAACCATGGTCGTTTGCATGGTCAACATTCATTAGATATATTCTACCCGTATCCTTTCTTTCTGTTAAGAATTGTGAAAAGACCTCTAATGCAGGTAGTGACTTTTTACGAATACTGTGTGCTCTTTCATACTTTTCATATAACTTTTGAAATTTATCTTGATCAGCAAAGAATGCATCATATAATCCAGGGGTATCATTAGGATCAAAGAACGTAATATTACCACCTGTTAGTAGCCGTTCATACATTAACTTGTTAAACTGAAATGCATAGTCCATGTGTCTTACGCGTGTTTCTTCTATGCCTTTATTATTCTTTAATACGACTAGGTTTTCAAACTCATAATGCCATATTGGTAAATATACTGTCGCGGCTCCACCACGAACACCACCTTGTGAACATGATTTAACTGCCGATTGGAAGTATTTTAAGAATGGAATAAGCCCTGTATGTACCACAGAACCGTCTCCTACTTTGGCACCTTCTCCTCTAATAGACCCTGCGCCAATACCAATACCAGCCTTTTTACTGATATACTTTACGATGGCAGAGGCAGTAGAGTTGATAGAATCAAGAGAATCGCCAGATTCGATAAGCACGCAACTTG